AGCCTGATCCACATCACGATATCTGCCGCATAAGGCATTTAAGGCGTTCTTCAATTCCAACATGCTTTTGTTGGTCCGCTCTAAAGGTTTTGAGAAGAATTTTGCGAGCAGCCTAATTGGGTCAAGGAAAGCGCCCTCCTTGGTCATAACGTGGTGGCAGAAGATAGTCCTATGAGGCTCACTAGATATCTTCAGAGTGACCATGAATGGAGTGACGACAGAACCAGTCTTCAATGACATACCATCAGGGAGGCAAAAATAACAATCGTCCCCGGCTGCGGCCAAGTAAAATTCTTTGATGCGTCTTGAGAAGTCGGGAAAGGTCTTTTTGCAATATAGCGTGGTGTTGAATAGGGTCCAAAGGCAATTCCAGATGAAAGTTTGAAGACGACCCGAGGCGAGCTGCCCGGCAACAGAGCCCTTGATACTACCGTCTCTAGTGCTATAATACCAATACACCATTGATTCGGCGATTATATCTTTAACCTTTGCCAAGAAGACGGCATGAGCACCGCGCAATTTCTTCTGGACGAGCCCGAAGACGAATAGGGCGAACATAATCATATGAGAAGCATCGCACTGGGAGACATCTGCTCCGTAAGCATTCTTGTAGTTGAAGCGTTTATTGAACTTTTCGACACAATCTTCTAAGGTGTGCCCGGGCCCCATGAAGAATAGATTATCCCCCAGCAGCATGTGAATTATCTCAGTCAGCAACCTGACGCTGGCAGCGCCGTAGTTCATATGAGCGCTATTGCCCACCTGCACTGGTTGCCCACTTTTAAATTTGTGCAAGAGGTAGAGGGCTAACTCGTAAAGATCAGGATGTTTCATCTGCACCTTCATGCTGTGAACAGTGGCGTCCGGGCGGGAGAACTCCTCAGTGCTAGGAGGCCTATAGTGTTGACTCTTGGAAGCTTGATCATGTAAAAACTGTATACCGTGCTTGATATATGCATCTTCCAGATCTGAGACAGATAAGTCTTTCGTGATGGTGGCAAGTAGGTCTACCATTTCGTTTATCTCTCTAGTTGAAGTCTCAATCAGGAGATCTCTCGCGGCTTTCGGCAGGTTTTTGAGGTGAGTGTCAAAATTTGGGATGCCGTAGCGAGCGAGGGCACCCAACAATTGCGCAAAGAAGTCATTTTGCTGTATTATACCAGTACTACCGAGAGGGTTCAAGGTATTGACTTCGACTAGGCGGTCTGCGTCGAACATCTTGTGCATGTCGGGTTTGATTTTAACAGTGACGGGTAGACCGACGTAATCCTGCAACAATTTTCGAATGTTTTCATTATTGATTCCGAAGAAGGGGCCGTGGTAAGTTGAGATGCCGTCATCAACGTTTATGGCGAAGAAGCGCGAAACCAAGTCGGAGGTCATGTTTTGATGTTGTTTGTGGAATTGACCAGTGCTGTAGGTTTGGAAGTTGGCCACGCGGACATCTGTGAAGGGTGTATCGTCCACGAAGGCGGCCACCTCTTTTGCGGGTGTTGTAACAGAGGTGTTAGGTGCGTTGGTTCCCAGAACGATCAGTGCGCCGTCAGTGTAAGCGGTTGACGAGTGTTCATCGGCATCAGACATGGTGATCTTAACCCTACATAATGCGTCGGAGACCGCCTGATGGACATCATTAACCAAGATCGCATTAGCGAAACCATCAGGGGGATATGATGGGAGCTCAGTCGGTTGGTTACAACTTTGACGGGAGGACAAATTCCTACGAAGATCTAATTCGGGTATAACGTAATCAAAGCCGATGCCTGGCTCAGAACCGAGCATGACGGAGCCGTCGGCTGGTCCATTTAACCATTTGTGTATCTCGTCTTTGAGCGTTTGATGAAAAGGATGACTTGCGTCGGCCCACCATTTTCCTTGTGGCCAACCTATGTTTTTGGCGATATAATCATCTTGATCTATCACCCAATCTGAGGTCTTGCAGAAAGTAGTCTTACCGCTCCCGGAGGGCAGAGCGATGTAGAGACGGTCGAGCCCGACGTTATTTGTCTCGATGACGGAGCTTTCATAAACATGGTTGGTTCTTTGCCGGAGGCCGCGAGCTTTCTTCGCAGTGTCGAAAGGGAGCTGTAGCACATGTGGTCTCATATTCAATCCATCTACAAGCTTGCCGTTTACCTGCAAGTCAACGAATATGGGAGCAGGCTCGCGGTACCTATCTGGAATGTGGTTGTCTATTCCCATATTGTTAAATTCGCTGAGTGCGGATGGGTCGTGATCACCGGGTAGGTACACCACAGTAGACAATCTGCCACGGGTGACAGCAACATAGGTGTGGGCGGAAAAGGTGCGATCGCCAAAGGTTTGCTTGGTTGGTAGTTTAACTCCTGTTGAATCTGGGATCAAGAATACCACGGTGTTGTCAAAAGTGCAACCTCCAGACTCTGCGGCTGTGTAAGTATATTCAGATGCACATCTTAAGCCTACGACGAGGCCGTTGGCGACTTCGTCGCTAGCTTTCTGGGTCAGGGCTATATATTGGGTGTTAGATTGATAACGAGATGTCAAATTCTTGGCGGAGATCTCTCCCAGGTGGTTAACGTTGGTGACATACGTAGTGGTATGCGCCATATGGTGGCCAAATACGGGCACGCCTAAGAGACCGGAGACGAACCTGGCGAGTTTAGGACCAAAACGATGAGAGTGTGGGGAGTATTCAATGTTACCGGCAAATATAATAGAGGGCCTGCAAATATACGCTAGTTTCTTGGACATGCTCACAAGATCTTTATCATTCTGCTCAGCTTTAGTGAGACGCATGGCCCAATGAATCTGATATGGGTCGCCGAGTAAAATTAGGTGTAGACCGAGACGAAGAGCTTGTTCCGCGTAGAAGTACAACAGGGAGCCGATAGCATGGGACTCGTCTAAAACCAAGAAACGCGTGCCGAGTTGTATTGGGTTGCCGCCGCCTTGAGGGGTGTTAATAACAAAATTGTCATTCGGATCTAAGGCAGTGATGGTTGCGACTTCGAAAGTTTCAGCATATATGAAACGGTTGTTCACGCGATTGGCCACTTGTTTCTTGACGGCGGCGTAAGGGGATATGAATATGCTTTGATGCGCGATATCGTTCAGCAATGTCGTTTTGCCGCAGCCTGCTACTCCTACTATCACGGATAGGAGGTTGCAGGACTCAAGCTCAGCGAGCACATCACTGGTTTTAAAGTCATAGGTGAAATTAGCCCTGGTCGGGTGACTGTTCCTGTAGAATTTGAACATCCGTGCTTGCATTTCAGGTTCATTTAAGACGGAGCGATCGACATGCTTCCGAGGTATTTGCCTATTCTGCCAGTGGAATAAATTGACATTGTTAGGGATGCGAAACTTAGTACCTAGAGTAGAGTTGGAGTAATTATCCCCGCCTGACTCATCATACCATTCGCGAGCGCGCCAGTGAGAGTTGGGTTCAGGGTAAATCTCACCTTGTTGCATCTGCGTGTCAAAGGCGCTCAGCATATGATGGTCCGTTTTGCGATGGATCGGACTGGAGAGATAATCATCGACAAAATGAGACATTCTGAAGGTGTAATCCCTTGGTATGCCGCCGGCGTAAGAATGGCAGTCTATTCTCACTCCTAATGAACCAACGGAAAGAAGCCGGAGGTAATTGTCGTATATGGCTGATAGTGCTACATTCGCCTGGTCAAAGGCGGTTTGGCGAAGTTCATGGGAACTGCCGAAGTACATGCAATGGAGGTAATTGCTTTTATTGCACGGTGTGAGACTATAAACTTCGACACGTTCTTTTAAGAATCTATCAGTCCTTTTAAGCGAAAAGGAGGTCGATTGCGCGTGAGTGGCGGTGTAATCGGAGGGGGCGCCGTGTGAGAGGCACGAGTCGTCATAGACATGATAATTGATGACGGCCCTCTCTAGCGGTTGCATTATGTAATCAAAATCCATGCTGACCATCTGATTCGCTGCCTGATCTAATAGCACGGTTACATTAAGAGTAGCTAACATGCCTCTAACGTAAACGGGTGTCTCAACGTAGTGTAGAGGGGAGTTTTGCGGAGCAGGAACGATGTTTATAGCTCTCAGCTGCAACCAATACCCACGATTGTTGGATGCCAAGGGGCCTTTCGGATTTTGTCTTTTATGATACTTGCCATAGTCGCTTACTATACCATTTAACTGCGGTCCGAGTGCCCAATTATTTATAAACCTCTGACAATATGTGAAGTTAATATTGCTGAAGTAATTGACGTAGTCGCGTTGGCAAGCAGGGTCCGAGATTGAATGGCAGGGAACCCCGAGGTCGCGAATCTGTTGTTGGGCGGATATCATGGCGTCAGGGTTGCCGGAATCGCAAAAGATGACGGAGGCAGGCGGCTGAAGACCAGCGGAAATAATTTCCTGGATTTTGCGGACTGTGCGTTCGGCGCCTCTGGAGGCGCATCCTGGATAGAAAAAGTCCCCGGCGGTGGTCATAGCGGCACGAATGCAAATATCTTCGCCTGTGTTATTCTTAAGGTGGTGCTTTGTTCGCTTCTCCAACGGTGTTGTATTGACATTACCAGAGGTGACGATCCCGAGATTGTTGTTAGGTCTAGGCACTGGAGGCGGGCAAAGTATGTTCATGAGACGAGCGGCGCCCGCTAGATTGAAAGTTGGGTCCTTTGTAAAGAGCAGCTCCAGATCGGATTTTTGGGATTGGTTTGGCAAGGCACTGATGTGTATACAGTCAGAGAATTCCGTTATTAAAATGGGGGGTCGCGTTTGTCTGGTAGTTCTACGCCAATCGCAGATCTCCGAAATCAATATTTGTGGCGTGACAACGGCGGCTTTTGGTTCCTCAAAGCATAAGTTCCAGGCGTTGCAAAGGGCTTGAGCGCTATTGCAAAAGACCTCGCGATCAGTGGTGTAGACTCCGTTAGTAGCGAAGGACAGAGCTTTGGAAAAGCAACCGGATAGGGAGGAGAAAAGACCGGAGTACCTAGATGAAGGTTTAAAGGTTTTGTGTTCACCTGATAAACCGATGCGAGGAAAAGTGCGAAATTGGCTGAATAGTATCTTCGCATCATCTACGGTTACGTCTCTGTTGAAAAGGTTTTTGAAGCGGAGGGTCCAAGAAGATAGGTCTGAGTAATCCCCGGATATCAGTTGGTTGTTGACTGCCGTGTAGGTCATGACAGCGCTCACAAGGTCAGCGCAACCTCTAGAGCTGTAATTAAGGGGGTCTATAACTTTCTCCTCTTTGGTGAGGGAACTAATGTAAGTGGTCATAGCAGTAGTGCTATTGATGATCTTGACTATTTCATCCACTTGAGTTTTCTTATTCACTAGGGTGATGATCTTACGGAATAATTTCTCAGAAACTAGAGCGCGATGTAGTCCGTTATTTTCCGTGACAGCAGGGTAGAAACTATATCCAGATTCTTTTGGTTGTTTCAAGTCACTTTTGAGCTCGCCTTCCATGACGAAAAAGAAGATTGAGTACTGCATTATGCCAAT